CAAACGCTTCTGCGACGCATCAAGTTATGTGTGCAGTTAGGCCACTGTATTTCAAAGGATTGCCTGCCACAGATCAGAATCTGTACACTGAAGAACTAAACGGAACAGTCATCTGGTACCCTGGGCGAGAAAAGGCTCGAGAATTCGCGGTACCCTACTACAATGATAGACCAGTCTCATACAATGTAACGGAAGTTCAAGCGGGTGGAGCCGTAGCTGATCTCAATCTGAAATTTTCAGTTGCACCGGAGAATGCAGGCCAAACTACAGAATGGTTCAACACAATGGGCTTGCAACTGTACACAGCAGCTGGAGATGATTACAGCATGCACGTACCGCTCACTTTTCCAGCAATGTCATCGGGCTTTACTGCGGTTTATCCGCCTGCGCCAGTTGAAACAGAATTCGTGCGTGGAAGGAAAAACTGGGTCAAGGATTTGACTCAAGATGGAGATGTGGAGTCAAATCCAGGTCCTGGAATGTTCTGGGACTGGATAACTAACAAAGCCATCGATGCAGGAGAGAGGGAAGCTCTAAAGAAAGCCCAGTCAATGATGGATTTTCTTAAGCCCCAAGATAAGACTAGCATGGACTTAATATTGTCCGCTGTTAGTTGGTTCTTGGATATGGTTGTAGGACTCCATGTAATAATCACTGGAAACGGGGCAGCAAGAATAGCAGCTGTTGCTAGTATGGGCATCAAGCTCTACAAGATAGGAAAGAAGGCAGATCGTATACTGAATAAACTCACTGAAGTAGTTACGAAAGTCGGAAAATCTTGTAAAGATCCAAGTCAAGGACCTGGAGATTGGAGTCTTGACGCAGGAAAACTGGCAAAACTGGTTGCAGCTCTCGTAGGAGGCGGTTTGGCAGCAATGCTTGGCATAACATTTGCAAAGAGTGACATGAAGGAGTTGAAGAGTTCGACTTTCGCACGAGTCAGTGAGACAATGTGTGGAGTTGGGAAAGTAGCATCTGGTGTTAGAGGAGCGAGTTACCTATGGCAGGCAGCAGTAGAATCACTGAAGCACGTTTTCAACTGGATCATCGATGGTAAGGAAACTCCTCAGGAGTGGTATGGGAATCACACTGAGGAATGCGATGAGTTTGTTAAGAACTACACCAAACTAGTGACAACAGGAATACTAAACAACAACAGTATGCTTGTGGGAAAATACGGAGAGAGACCAATAGACAAACTACTCAAGTTTGAAGATCTCGCTACAAACATAGTTGAGAAGGGAGCGAGAGATAGAACTTGTCCACATTCACACATTTCATTGGCTAAAGAGGCGCTGATTAGAATTCGAGATGCGAAAGAGCTCGTACTAGCTGCTGAGGAGAGACCAGAACCAGTTGGAATGCTAATGACAGGAGAACCAGGAGTTGGAAAATCTTTCCTGCTTTCACACATGGTTCCTTTTCTCCTTGCAAAGAAAATTGATCCCAGCATGACGAGGGAAAGACTACAGGAGTTTGTCTATGGAGTGCCGAGATCAGAGGACCAGAAGTACTTTGATGGCTACACAAGTCAACCGATCGTCGTTTTTGATGATTTTCTACAGAATGCAGACGATCAAGATGGAATGATGGCTATCAATCTCATATCGACAGCAGTGGTCCCACTTCCAATGGCAAATTTGACAGAGAAGAGAACAGTCTTCAAATCACCAATAGTCCTGGCAAGTACTAACGTGACACAAATCACAAGCTCAAAGGTTGTCAAGGAGCCAGAAGCTGTTAGACGTAGGTTCAAGATAGGAATCAAGTGCACAGCTACGAGGAACAAATTCACACCAAGAGATTTCAAAGCGAAAGTTCAAGCGCTAAAGGACGAAGGGATAACTGGAGATAAAGCCATAGATTTGGCTGCGAAACATTTCTGGAAATTCTCAAGCCACGATTTTGGTGTTACGGGTTTGTCTGCTCGAGAGTTCACTCTATCAGAACTTGTGCAAAAGATCTACGATACTGCTGAGGACAAGAAGAAACAAGTGGTTGAGTTGATGGACTGCATGGATTCAGTTTTCCAAATGCCGAAGCCAATACCTGTTTACTATGACATCTATCCGGAGAATATTACCGTAGAGGAAGGAGCAGTACTAGGACTTTGGGACATACAGCCAGGGCTTCTACACATCGAAGATTATGAAGGAGCTGCAGTTGATGCCGATACCCGCAGTGATGAGGAAAGATACGCTGACATGTACGCCAAATGCAAATCAGAAGAAGAGGCTGAGAAGGTGAGAGACATAGCACTAACCATGCCAAAATATGACAAATCTTACGTCTACCAAGCTTACTACAAGTGGACTGACTACTTCAAAGTTGGATGGAAAGGACTTCTAGCTTACTTGGGAGTTGCAGCACTCGGATTGGGATTGTGTCTTTTGTTAGGCACCATGATCAAGAGGACAGTGTGCTGGATTCTGGACAAGTTTACAGGAACAGGTCAAGCGTACAGCAAGCCGACTAAGTACATCAAGCCAGTCGCTTACACTGGAAAAGTAACCATTCAAAATGGCGAAGCTACTCATCAAGATCCAACACTACAGACGTGGGACAAGGAAGTGTGTCTCTCTAAGCAAAAGAGACTCATCGTAGCAAGTAGTGCTCAGGCAGGATTACAACTGGAACTCAAAGTTTTCGCAATGGACGGCAGACATTTCATCATGAACACTCATTATTGGGGAGCAATCAAGAAGCTCGGACCTGATGTACTCATACGTTTGAACAACAAGGACAGAATGGGAAGACCGTGTGGATCAATACCGATTGAGATCAACTCGCAAACAACTCAGGTGCTCACGTATAACGGAAAAGCAACTGATACAATGCTGGTGAGAACTGGAACTGGAACGATACTGGGCGCAAAGAGCGTGTACCATCTCGTGTGGAACTACACTAACTACGACAATATTCATCTTTTCCTTAAGGACGAAATGACTGGAAATTTAAACACAATGGTTGGTACACCGGAAGTGGCTTGTTACGATTGGTCAGGTTTCAACTGTCATGTGATGGGAATGTCGAATGTCAATGTAACAACTGTGCAGGGATCATGCGGACAACCATGGATTATCAACAATCCGTCAGCACAATTCCCACTTGTGGGAATACACAGTGGTTTGGACGATAAGAAGGCATACTTTTCGCCACTCAATCAGTCAATGTTCGAAGCAGCACTGCAAGAGTTGGATAAGAGGATGCCGCATCACAAGTACGTACTCCCTGCTCTGATGAATGGAGAAGTTACTACGACAGAGAGAGATGCAGATGCCGATGAAAGAACACTCATCAAGTATGGTACGTTCAAGTACGAAGGGAAGACTATTGTTAAACACCCCTTAGCCCGTACCAAACTTATGAGGAGTCCCATGCAGCACAAGGACTGGGGAGATGACTATGAACCAGCAGCTTTGGGGAGTTGTCTCAGACATACGCAAGACATACTGGAGAAGAATTCAGAGAAGTATGGCGGTTCTCTACCTTTGTACACTGGAATTGAGCGGTACAAGCGAGTCGTCGCAGCATTCACGAGAAAAATTCCTGATGGAATTGGTAAAGTGTGGACTGACAGCGAGGCAATCAACGGCAAAGGTAATGTGCCATGTATTGTCATGACAACCTCATCAGGATATTGGGGTAATGATGCTGAACCAGGAAAGAAGGCTTTCTTCAATGCTCTTCCACAAGAGGAGATAAGTGGGGAACTTCAGCCAGTGAGATATGAATTCTCGCACTACGCAAGAGACAACACTGACAACTGGCAAGGCAAGTCATTCATCTACCACTACGAAGAAGCGGACGCCATGATCAATCAGAACAAAGCTTTCCCAACTTTCTGGATCAGTACTCTGAAAGACGAACTAAGACCGAAGGCAAAGGTAGCTGCGGAGAAGACGAGAGTTTTCGAACAACCAGGACTGGAAGTCACCCTGCTGATACGCAAGTATTTTGGTGATTTCATTGATTGGTACAAGGGTCAAGCAGGATTTGAATACCATCATGGGATTGGTAACGACAAGGAGAGAGTGTGGCGACAGTACTACAACGAACTGAAGAAACACAACAACTACTTTGACATTGACTACTCCAACTACGATGGAACAGTGTCAGAGCAAGCAGCCGATTTCTTCCTCCAAGTAACGGAGAAGTTTTACGGCCTGAGCGGAACTAGAGCAAGACGAACTCTAGTCTACATGCTGATGCATAAGCTGCACATCGTAGGCAACAAACTGTGGGAGAGTCACCATGGAAATCCGAGCGGTAACCCAATGACGGATCTTTTCAACAGTATCACAAATACGTACAATCTGTATTTGTGCTGGGATGTTCTGTGCCCAGTAGAAGAAAAAGGACAATCAACTGGTATGCCAGCGTCGTTCGATGAGATGGAATCAAATGTACGTTTCATTACATACGGAGACGATGTTGTTACGTCTGTGTCAGACAAGTACAAAGACCAATTCAATCGGGTCACGTGTCGGGACGTT